TAAAGTTTGGGATGGTTCGCCTAAATATCAAACTGCTTGGGGATTTGGTCACTAGATCGAAACACCCTAGAAATAGGGTGTCTATTGCTTATTGCAATACTGATGAGATCAGAAATAAAGGAGGTTGCATAAATGGAAACAAAAAACATAGAACAAGAACTAAGAGATGATTTATTTAGTGCTAAAAGAGCAATAAGAACTTTAAAAGATTATTTAATTACTTTTAAAACATACATTGACCTAAAAGAAAAATATGAAAGCGAAAGTCAAGAGTTTTTTGGTGCTTGTTGTTCAGGTTGTGAGGGTTGTGATCCTGATGAAAATTGGATTAAAGTAGTTAACGATAAAATTGTAAAAATGACAGAAAGTGAAAGAAAAGAAAAGGAAATAGATCTAGATTTACAATTACAAAATGTAATTTATTTAGAAAATAGAATAAAAAACATTATGGAAATTATAACTCAACCAATTAAAAGAAAGGAATAAAATGACAATGATAATACTTGATACAATTGTAAGGTTTATACCTGTAGCATTAATCGCTTATATAGTTCTAACGAAAGGAAACTAATGGATAAGCATTTATTATTAATCATATTGGTAGGCTTAGTGTTTGCCATTTGGGAATACATAAAATATAAGAGACAAAAGGAATTAGATGAAAGATTGCAAAAGCACCTTTGGAAATACTTTAACGAAAAGCATTGATCTTAAGGAGCTAGAAAAACAAACCTGCCTTAACATCCTTATAGTAAAAGGTATCATTTATCGAAACTATAAAAATAAAAGGCTTGGCAAGAAAGGAATAAAATTACTCAAATGATAGATTTAATCATATTAGTATTATTTATTTTATAAATCTTTAATATGGTATAATTCGTTTATTTCAACCTTATAGGCAGCCGGTCTGTTAGGGTGTCCAAAGTTTGTAAGCCTTTCAGGCATTTCTTTATCAAAAGGAAACCAACCAACAATAGTAAATTCAAAATTACCTTCATCTAAAACTAATACATATTTTGCTTTTCTTTCTCCAGGTCTAAGCAATAAAAAATTATAATCTTTTCTTTTTTGGGATCTAACCTCTGTGCCGTCTTGCATATCTGCATCTGTGTACCTAGAATAAACGTCAGAATATGAACCATTGAAGTATTTATTTTGAGACTTGGCAAATGCAACTTCAGCACAGCAACCCATAATGTTTTGATATAATAATTTTTCATCAGATCCTTTAAACCCATAAGAAAATCTTTTTCCCATTTTAATATTTTCTACAAGTCTTCTAGTGGCTACATCACATGCCATTTGTATTTCAAAAGGTTCTAGTTTTATTTTCATATCCAATTAATAATGGGTTTATTATTATAATTAACATCAAATATAAACCAAGCAAAAGCCATTAAACCACCCTTTTTATCATTTCTTTTGAATCCTAATCTTTTTGAAAAAACTAAAACTTTTTTTAATTTATTTTGGTTAAATACTGTGGAGGCTCTCTTTTTACCTTCTAAAAAAGATAATTTACATAATAAAGCCATTTGATTATTAATGCTTTTTAATCCATGTAAAGTAAATTCATTTGCTAAATTAAATGGTGGATTTGTAATTATATTATCAAATTTTTCATTTGTTTTTAAAAAATCAACTCCCACATTTCCGTAACCTCTATCAATTAAATCAGAGCTATGAACATCATAACCTTTATCAATTAATATTTTAGAAATAGCTCCATCTCCACAGGCACATTCCCAAACATTACCTTCAAATTTTTCATTATCTAATAAAGCATTGATTGCATAAGGTGGCGTAGGGTAAAAATCATTTTCTACCCTATTATTATTTAAATTATGACCTACTAATTGTAATGTAGATTTTTTCATTCGTTTTCCTCTCTTTCTTTTTTATCTAAATATTTACCTACGTTTTCAATTTTCTTTTTCCAAATCTTTAATGAATAACAATCTGGACAGTATCTCTTATCATTACATTCGATAAGTCCAGGCATAACGCAAAAATTACATTCTTTTATTTTGTCTTGCATTTCCCTAGCCCAAGTATATCCTGCCATTAATATAACTCATTTATTAATTTTTTTAGATGTGGATTATTTTTAAATATTACTATATACTGCTCCGTCAATTTAGCGGTTCTTTCCTCCCCAATCTTATTAATATCAATGTTATTGAAATCACAAATGATGTGGAATAATTCATGAATTAAGGTCTTAGCAAGATTAAGATTTGATTGTTCAGGATGTATAGTTAGTAATTTCTTAGATGGTTCATACTTGGCATAGCAATCCATACAATGCTGCCAAACAACTTTAATTTTTTTATTTCTATATTTAATCTGATTGATCTTCCGCACTAATTATTGCCTTTCCTATTTCATAAGCTATCAATGGCACTATTGAATTCCCTAAAGCCTTTATTCTGTTGGTTCTATCTTTGTCCAATTCATAGGATATGCCATCAGGAACTCCACAAAGTGAGGATTGAGCCTCCCACCAGGTTTGTTGTCTTTCAGTATCTCTCTTGGTAATGACTTGTCTCTGCTCTCTTTCCAATTCGGTTGGTAAGCTGCATCCTTGTAATCCCTTGCTGTTGGTGTTGGATAAAGTTTGTGAACTGCATCCTTGAGTTTCACTCCGAATCTCACTCCCTTTTTGTTTACTCTGCTGAAAGTTCCGTCCTTGATTTCCACATTCTTCACCACTCCTCCCTCCATATCGCAAGCTCTTGGAGTTGGATAGAGTTTGACGAATGTTGGTAGCATTACTTGATGACCTTTTTCCTTCACTCTCTTGGCGTACTCTCCGTTGTCGTTCACATCCTGTTTCCACATTCCCTGAGTTGGTGTTGGGTACATTCTTACTGCTACTGGTAAAGGTAGTCCCCCTTGATTGTATTTCTTCGTTCTCTCCGAAGCTGAGTCTTGAGTTGGTGTTGGGTACATCATTTGAATTTGTTCTAATAAATTTCCATGTGGAACTGTCTTTCTGCCTATGCTCTCTCTGTACTTTTTCCTTTTCTCCATTGCTTCTTTCGATCTCATTGGTATTTCTGTTGCTGTTGGAGTTTGATACATTACATCCGATAATCCAGACTCTTTTTCTTTGATGCCAAGCACCGACACCTGAAGCTGGAATAACAAGACATTGGACTTGGAAACCCTCTTTTTCCAGGTCTTGTTGTATCTGTTGCAAGACTGTACCATTTGAGATGTTAATAATGCCTTCAACATTTTCTCCAACAAACCATTTTGGTTTTGTTTCGGCAACAACTCTAATAGTTTCATCCCAGAGGTAGCGGTCATCATCTTTTCCTCTCCGTTTTCCTGCAACGCTGAATGGTTGACATGGGAATCCTCCTGAAACAATGTCGGCTGTATAGTTTGATCCTTTGACATTTCTTATATCCTCCTCAATTGGTATGTTTTTAAAATTTTTATTTAACACTTTTTGACAGAATTTATCCTTTTCTACAAATGCAATAGTTTTGATTCGGTTAGTAGCTTCCATTCCTAAAGAGAACCCACCGATCCCACTAAATAAATCTAATAATTTTAGCATTTAAATACTTATACCCATTAATAAACAATATGCAAATTATTTTGTATAGACTATTGACAAATTTTGTATAAATCATTAAAAGCAAATCAATGTTAATAAAAATAGGAAAGGAATGGTTAACTAAGGAAGAAGGTGGTTGTTTCACAGCTACGCATTTATCCCCTTCACAATTAAATAAACCTACAGATCAATGGTTTAATGATTATTGTGTATTAACTGCTGCTGAAAGGAAACAACTACCTGCTAACTCAAGAATGATATGTGGTGCTTATGTAGGTCAAGCACTTCAAGATTTAATCGTACATAAATTAACTATTCAAGAAGTAATGAGAGGAAAAAAATAATGGTAGATCAAGCATACAATCCAATGAAAATGCAATTAGAACATTTAAAGAGGGATTTAGATAACGCTAGAAGAATTAATGATTCGCATCAAACTTTAAATGGCAAGTTAAGATTAGAAATAAATAATCTTAAATTTGAAAATAAAAAACTTAAGAATAAGATCGCTGAATTAGAAAACAAACCAATAGAAGAAAAGGAAACAAATGACGGAAACGAAGAAATCGAAACCCTTAATTAAGGAAGAAACAGATAAGGGTTCATTTAAGGACAGATATAAGGATTGCATTGCAAATCTTAGTAAAGTCCCAACAGTAAACATTAAAGGAAAGCAATATTCAACAGTTGCAGAAAGACATAGACACTTAAAGAAATACTTTCCTGAATCTAGGATTGATGAAGAAATCATATTTCATGATGACAATAGGGTAGTTGTAAAAACTAGCCTTTACATTGCAGATCAACTTTATGCTGTGGGTCATAGTGAGGAAATGAGAAACTCATCATTCATTAATAAGACAAGTGCATTAGAGAACGCTGCAACATCAAGTCTTGGTCGTTGCATAGCTGCATTTGGATTAGCAGGATCTGAATATGCTAGTGCAGATGAGTTAACTGTAGCTTTGTTAAGTCAAGGACAAAGCCAAGCAAAAGTTTCAATTAAGGATAAGATCAATCAACAAACTACTGAAACAAAGTTGAATAAACTTTATTCTGATTGGGAGCAAGAAAATGACCAAATAAAAAAGTCATTTGAAAATAAACAAAAAAACATAAAAGAAAATGGAGGACAAAATGTCAAATCAAACTGGTAAAGAAAAAGACTTTGTATTGTTTCCCTATAATGGAAATGATGAAAGAGCAATTAAGATTGACTTTTCAGGAAATGCAAAGTTATCAAATGGCTACAAGGGAAGTATTTTAGGAGTAAAAGGTACTTCAAAGGATGGAAATAAAAAGTTCATAAAAATATTTGCTCAAGTAGGCGTTATGTTTAAGAATGATGATGGTAAGTTTACAGGTGATATTACTTGGTCTGAGATTGGAGCTAAGAAAGCAATCGTAGCTTGGTTAAATGATAAATCAGATAAACCAAATATCTCAGGTTATATGAATGAGCCTGGAGTTAAAAAGGACAAATTACCCTTCTAATGAAGGTGACAATATTAATTTGTCTTGTTAGTGGGTCAGTTTTTAAAAACTCCCTTTTTGTAACTGATCCACTAAGAAATTGTGAAAACATATTTAAGTCAATGATTAAAGTAGATGAAAATAATAGTCAGGTTCTTTACAAGGATGAAGCTGTTTTTTACTACTATTGTAAGGACAAGGAAGGAAATTATGTCGGATAACGTAAGTCACATTAATAAATTAACGAAAGAACTAGAGCAGCTACTTAATGAAAAACAATCTCAATATGGTAGTTTTGACAATACAAGCTATGCAATGAAAGGCATATTAGAAAGCATTTTAACTGCATTTAATGGTTATAAGGTTAGAGTTCCATTAAATATATTTGGAATATTTATGATTAATTTAAAACTTTGGAGAACCATTACCAATAAGAATTATAAAAAAGATTCTTATGATGATGTTAATGGTTACAATGAATTAAATAGAAAAATGAAGATTAGAGAGGCAGAGAATGAATAATATACCAATGACCCCTGTAATGCTTAAGCTATTGAATTTTATTAAAAAGTATGTCAAAAAGAACAAATATTATCCAACTTATCAGGAAATGGCTGATGCGTTGAATTATAAGAGTAAGAACTCCATTACTGTTTTAGTCAATAGATTGGCAAAACGTAATGAATTAAAAAAAATTAAAGGCTATAGGAGAAACATAGAGATCAATGGCTAAAGTACAAAAAGATACTATGATTGAACTTATGGCTAAGTTTACAGAATTTTTTGAAGCTGATACTGTTGAGAAAGCTACAGAAGCAGCACATAATCAAAAAATGCCAGATAACAACGCTAAAATAGAAATCGTTGGTAAGCGTTTTATCCGGTCAAACATTAAATTAACCAGCGATATGGACAATGATGCTAGAACCAAAGATGCTCAAGGATCTGGAATCGAAGCAACAAAGGATGTTAGAGAGAATGTATAAACACAAAAGGATGTTACATTCTTATAAAAATAAACTTCCTAAAATTGCTGAAAAGATTGATGAGCTTAAGCAAAAACAACAATTTGTAGCTAGTTAGATTGTTGTTACACATTATAGTTGTAAATAGGGTTAAGGCTATCTTTGTCTCAAATGAAAGGAAATGAAATGGAAAAACAATTATTTCAAGAAAGAGAAAATAATTTTTATCAAAGATTAGGTAGAGGTTTAAAGCTAGAAAGGATTGGTCAAGGCTTTACTCAATCAGATGTTGCCAAAGCAATTAACGTATCGTTTCAACAAATTCAAAAATACGAAAAGGGAATTAATAAAACTGATGTCTTTAAGATATTAGAGATTATGAATTTCTTTAAAAAAGATTACAAACAATTCTTGGAGGAATACAATGTTTACACCAATAGAACAGAAAATTAATAGCACCTTTGTTCATGAAAAGGAAAGGGAAGCATTTAATTACTTTAAGACTATCATTGAGAAAATGATTATCAATGGTCATGAAGCTCATAAGACAATACCTGGTTATGATGAATGTAAGCCTGAGATCGAATGTTTTAAGATATTTGAAGGCATCAACATACCGGTACATGGTTATGCAGACTTAAAAGGCAAGATTATTATTGAGGACAAATGTAAATTTCCAAGAAAAGGTAGAGTTAAGAAAGATGGTACTAGGTCTTGGTTAACTAATAAGTTACCTGAAAATGGCGTTGAACCAATGCACTTAACTCAAATTGATTTTTATTATTATGCAACAGGACTACCTATTTATGTTTGTTACATTAATGAAAAGGAATTTAAAGTCTATCATAAGGATAATTGTGAGGACTTACAGCCTGAAAAGATTATGTCAAGATTAGAATCTTTTAGACAAAAATGTTTGGTAAGGCAGAATTTACTTAAGATTAGTAATGATCCTAAAGTAATTAAAGACTACATTCAGCCTGACTTTAGCCATTATTTTTGGAAGAACGATTTAGATCCTACTTACTTAGAAAAAGCTAAGAAGTTTTGGTCTAGTTAATGTTTGGTGGCAATCAATGCTGTAAGCAGTAACTCCCTGATTGCTACCTAGTATTAAATGTGGGTTGGCTTACGAAAGCCTTTGTGCCTGAAACTGAACCCACTTACCAATCGATTATTGATTTAGTTTGTGTCTTTGGTTGTAAGTATTTATCAAAGCAGCTAATTGAATTTTCTTTGTGGTCTTCACAAAATACTTTTTTCTCAGCATTTATGATCCAACCACTAGAAGTATTATAATGAATTTTATTACAGACAGAGCAATAGCCTATCTTGAGATTAAGTTTTTTCTTAGTCCAAGTTTTCTTTTTACCCACCATCTATCCCAGCCTTTTTAGAAAGCTACGCCTAACTTTTTTTAAATCCACTTTTCATACGGCTATATGCCTTAGATGAAATTGTAGATTTACTTTTGCTCCTACTTACACCTTTCTTCTTTCGTTGATTGATGTTGTAGTACAAACCTTTTTTAGCCATCTTGCCAGATTTTGTTTTGTGATAACCTTTCTTCATTTCTTTTTCTTCCTCTCCATACCTTTTAATTTTTTCTTACGAACAGTAGCATAGAATACTGATTCGCCTTTTTTAGTTCCATATTGTTTCTTCATAGAACTCATCATCTTCTTACCTTTTTTTGTTAGTGGCACAATTATTTCTCCTGTTAGTTTTGCTATTAAGTCTGTCAACATTACTATTTAGACTTCATTTTCTTACCAGATTTCTTTGCATATTTCTTAGCAGCAGCTTTGCCTTTCTTAGTATATGCGAACTTCTTTTTTCCTACCATTGGCATAGTTTTCTCCTTTTGTTACCATTTCTTACAAGACCAATATCTAGCAGAAAAGACATCTTTGGCAGTTGCACATTTATGTCTAGCTCTAAAAGACTTACGTCTTGCAGGAATGTTTTTTTTTATTGTCATATTAGCGTCACCAAATCTAATTATCTTTTCCATACCACCTTTGCAAGCTTTAACAACAAATTTTTTGCCGCCTTGAACTTGTCTTCTAGGTGAAT